GAAAAAATGACAGACATTCGAAATATTTTACAGATGTTTATTGACACCGCCGGTGATCTCTGTCGCGATTGGATACTACACAGAGAGGACGAACAGCGAATTTTTCAAACCATCATGGAATTAGAAAAATACACGAACGATGTCATTCGAGTCATCTGGTCGAGGTATAATTGTTGTGTCCCTAGATTTATAAATTCAGCCGTTCATGGAAATTGGTAAAATTAAAATATTTATTTAACTTAAGATGAAGTTAAATAAATATTTGACTCTGATAATCACTTTATTGATTCTATATTTTATTCTAGTACCTAAATATTACCAACCTCGTGTGGTCAAAGGTATGCTCACACATGGTGAATGTGAATATATAAAAAATAAAGCAGAACCTAAGCTGAAACCATCGACTATCTCATCTTCTAAAATACTCGATCCGAGTGTTAGAAAAAGCGAAACCGCGTGGGTTCGAGGGGAAGCCATAGATACTATAGTCTCAAAATGTATACGAGAGGTCGACGGTGAACTTCGGAGTTGTGAAGACCTGCAAGTGTTGCGATACAAACCGGGTGGTTTTTATAAACCCCATCAAGACGCTTTCCCTTCAAGAAACAAAAGAACACACACGATCATGATAGCTTTGAACGACCACACAGAATTTTTAGGTGGAGAGACGATCTTCCCAATTATTAAAAAGACTTACTCGCTAAACAAGGGTGACGCGCTCGTGTTTAACACGTTAAACAATTATGGATGGATCGATGATCGCGGTCTTCACGGTGGCGCGCCCATCGCGGATGGTGAAAAATGGTTGGCGAATATTTGGGTTCATGAGAGACCATATTAAATTACATTTCACCCCGTTCAATTATCTTTTGGCGATTGACCATGTGCAACGCTTCGACATCCGCTTTATTTTGCCCCACATATGGCACAGCGTAATTATTTAAGCACATCCATTCATTCACGTTCGTCCACTCGCCATCTTCTGATACCCAAATTTCTGCTAAAATACGACCAAATTTGCCTCGCGAATCAGCTTCAGGGCATCTAAGTTGGATCTCTATGTCATCCTTCTCAGATTCAACAGCTTTCAAACACCATTCTTTTAATTTTTTCTTGGACAAGAGCCCAAATTTCTTTTCTTCTAAATCTCTTGTGCGAGACTCCGGGGTGTCGATTCCAAGGAGACGCACGCGCTGCTTGGTGCACACGTCGAATCCTAAATTTATGACGACGTCGATCGTATCACCGTCGACGACCTTTTCGAGGGATGACACGTTATATTTAAAATTGCACTGTTCCGTGCTGTAGCTCATTTATTACATGTACTTTTTTTTATTCACCACAGATGAATGAAAAACTGTGCTTCATGTTTGTGAAAGGTTTGAAGATCCAAAAGTTCCACATTTAGTATATGCGATTATTTTATTTTATAATAGTATTTCGCAATAATAGATGCGCATACTGTCTATCGACATCGGGTGGCTTAACATGGGTTTGGCACTCGCGACGTGTAAAAGCTCTACAGACGTTGAGATTGAATATGTAAAGAAAGTAAATCTCGATGATTATAAATACATCTATTCAAACGAGGTTGTTGATTTAGTGCCTCTCCTTGTCGATGACCACAGGTTTATATTTGATAGTGCCGACGTCATATTAATAGAGCGACAGCCACCCGGGGGGTTTGGTAATATCCAAACGCTGATTCATTACATGTTTAAGGAACGCGTGATTCTAATAAGTCCGAATAGTTTACATGCACATTTTGGTATGAATCATCTAAACTACGAAGAAAGAAAGGTACGATCCGAGCAAATCGCGTCGTGGCATTTGAAGGAACCTATTCCATACGAGAGAAAACATGATATTACAGACGCAATCCTAATGATTTTATATTACAATTTTAAAACAAACGTTCACATTTTTGATAAATTTAGATTTAAACTATGATATTAAAGAAATAAAACTAATCATAGATAATGTCTAACGTGAAGGAATGTACAAAATGTCATGAAATGGAGGCACACGGTAAACACGCGTCGAAACCGGATGGACTACAGACACAGTGTAACAAGTGTCGAAAGGCGCACCGCGCCAAACCCGAAAATAAAGAAAAGAAGAAGGCGCGCGCCGCCGTGTGGTACGAAGCAAATAAAGAGGCAATCACCGCGTATCAAGCCAAACCCGAAAATAAAGAAAGAGCGAAGGCGAACCGCGCCAAACCCGAAAATAAAGAAAGGGCGAACGCGCGCGTCGCCGCGTACAACGCCAAACCCGAAAACAAAGAAAGGAGGAACGCGTGGTTGAAGGAACGTTATAAAAACGATCCAGTGTTTCGCGCCAGGGCATCTCTGAGAGCGGCACTATACAAGTTCCTCAACGGGACATCGAAGTGTGAGAGCACACAGGAACTACTCGGGTGTTCCTATGACCAATTTGTCGAGTACCAAGTCGCGACCTCGTCGCCCGAGGTTCTAGCCGCCGAGGCGCGCGGTGAAGAGATCGAGTACGATCACATCATACCCCTCGCCGCCGAGGGACTCAATCCTCTAATTAAATCCCACCGCGTAGCGATGTGTCATTATACGAATATTTTAAGACTCGAAAGACCGACGAACGGTCCCAAGCGTAACCACACCCCTAAAGGATTCAATAGAGACGCGTGGCTCGAGGAACAAGCGGCGCGCATAGCCGCGTGTGAGGGAAAGACACCCATGGAAACGATCGAACAAAATAGAGAATATATAGCCGCCACCCACGCGTTCCAGGATCTATTCAGAGCTTAAAGAACAAACCCCTATTTATCTAAATGATAGACGTCGAAGAAATAGTGAATGAAGTGTACGATTTACTAGGACCAGGGTTTAGCGAAAGGGTTTATCATAACGCGATGGAAGTAATATTGAGGGAACGAAACATACCATATGAGTCTGAACGCATCGTTCTCATTAAATTCAAAGGTCATGTTATTGGAAATTTACGTATCGACATGGTCATAGATAATTCATTTATTATAGAATTTAAAACTATTAAAACCTTACATGAGTCGGCAGAGATTCAAGGGTACAATTATCTTCGTCTAACTGGTCTGGAGAAGGCATATCTCGTGAACTTTCCTCCACATTTTGGTCGTCAAGTTCAAGTAAATTGTATCTCATCCAAACTAGCAGAGGAAAGGCGCGCGCGATCGATCGATATGTAATCATAGTCTCCTCATAGTATTTCTTCGCGTCCCGGTCTCGAGCTTTTAATATCTCGGCAGCCTTTTCAATGTGCCACGCGGCTTCGTCTACGCAAAATTGCTTGTAATCTGTCATTTTTTAATAATACACCCAATTCTTTAATACATCATCGCGTCCCGAACAAAAGCGCAAATATAATCGCGTATATAAAAATTACCAAAAGCAGGTAAATATCGAGTAACATCGTTAAATTTATAATTATCATCAGAAGGTGACACGCCGCCAGCACATATATGACTTCCATTTTCTTATTCAAATGTATATTCTCGATCTCATTTATTATCCATACAGTTGATGTTAACATGAGGTGACCCACGCGGACGACTATCACGGGATAAATTGGTTTGTTGATGAGCGTTTGAAAAATGAGGGCAAATTGAAGAAGAAACATGAGCCGCATGCACACTAAGAACCATAACGGTTGGGGCGCGAATGCTTCGACCGGCTCGGGTGGTGCGGGTTCGGGTGGCTTGGGTGGTGGCGATTCAACATCGACACCCAACACCACTGAATTATCCGGATGTTGGACGACAGAATACATCTTTATTACAAGTTGGTCTGTTATCCTTATATTGGTTTAGGTTCGAATACATATACTTTTTCATGGCGCTCGGTAGGTTCATCATACCCAAGCGATATTAATAAATCATATATTGGATTACCTTCAAATTTTAATATTTCAACCATGATGACCGGCATGTACTTTTTAATAGTTTTCAGGGCTCCTTTAAGGACCTGCAACTCATGTCCTTCCACATCAATTTTCATAACACTCGGGTGACCCTCGTATACAGCGTCTAATTTTTTACACGATATATCAAACGGTGTTCCGCCGACTTCGTCCGATTTGTACATGGAAGTTCCCCCGTAATTAATAGCGGTGTTAGACTGACATCCCCTCTCAGGAATATAAATAACACTCTTCGTATCTTCATTCGAGAGGGCGATGGGATATACAGAAATCGCATGATTCAACGC